GCTACTATAATGCTCACTACCAGAAAACATGGAGAAGATACCATGAGCAACAATATCTACCAAATGAACGGGTATGACGACCGAGAAGAATACCTTTCCTGCCTCGCTGAAGATTACGGGATCGATCTAGATACCGTGAAGGCATTGGCCAACCTGTTAGGACCGAGCGAGGATTTCGACGGGTTGGTGACCGCGCTGGAAGATCTGGCGGCCCGCTTCTAGGCCGCCACCAACAGAAACAGGGAGCATCAAACATGCTTTTCGTGACACCAGACTTTAAGGAACTAATTAGACTTATTACTCCCTATTGGGGAAATTGTGACTATATGAAAGTTTACAGAAAAAATGGTAAGTGGTTTGCATTGGTGGCTATAAAATGATCGGGAAGTTTTGCCGCGAATATAGAATGTCAAAAAATGTTTCGCTAGCAAAACTGGCGGGCAAAGCTAATTACAAAACTTTATATTCATTTGAAACTGGAAGGTCCACCAATTACAATCATATAAAACCTTATCTGAAATTAGCAGATGAAACCGGCGATACTGTAAATTTCATTGTCGGATTATTGAAGGAGTTGCGCGACAATGGCTAAAGTTAGAGTTGAGGTTACTTGGTCAAAGGAACTTAGAAAAGAAGTATCGCGCCTTGCATCAATGGCAAATAAACGTCTTAAGCGTCTTGAAGACGCGGGGCTAACCCATTCGCCAGCCTATCAAAAGTGGCTGGCAGAAGGCGGGCAGAAGTTTGGAGTTAAGGGAAAGACCATTAACGAAGTACAGGCGGAACTTGCCCGCATAAGAAATTTCATTAACGCTAAAACTTCCACAATTCGCGGGCTTAACGCTACGCTTAAAGAAATGGCTGCTAATACTGGAATGAAATATTCCAACCTTAAAGAACTTCACGCTAAGGCTGAAAAGTTTTTTGAGTTGGCAAGCAAAGTAGAACAATATTTGCGAACCGTTGAGGATATAGCAAGCGCTATTGGTTATCAAAAAATTTGGGAAGCTATTAATCAATATGTTGAAGCTACTGAAGCTGATCTTACTAGTGCATCAATTGATATTGATAAAATGGTTGAAATAATTACTAACGCTTTAGCATCGCGCGATAGTGGCCGTGCCGATGAAATGCCCTATAAAGGAAGCATTATTTGGACGGTTGTTAAAGAATGATTCATGTTAATTCTCTTGATCTGGATGAATATTTTGGGCAGCTTGATTTTACAACCGTTAGAACTAACAAAGGGATAACATATATCAATTTAGAGGCGGGATTTGACATTGAAACAACTTCGGTTGGTGATGGCCCAGACAAATTCGCCTTTATGTATATTTGGATGTTAGGAATTGGACACCAAAATAAGGTTGTTTACGGCAGAACGTGGGATGAATTACAGGGATTCATTGATACCATAATTGACCGCCTAAAATTAAAGGAAGATTACCGATTAGTTATTTATATACATAATATGGGTTTTGAATTTCAATTCATGCGGCACTATTTCCAATGGACGGAAGTGTTTGCCGTTGAGGAAAGAAAGCCTATTAGGGCATTGTTAAATGGGGCGATTGAAGTACGGGATAGCTACATACTTTCCGGGCTTTCGTTGGCCAATACTGCGCGGAATCTGACGCGGCACAAGGTCAAAAAGGCGGAAGGTGATTTAGATTATACGTTGATTCGCCATCATTTAACCCCGCTAACAAGTGAGGAAATGGGGTATTGCGAAAATGACATTAAAGTTTTGACCGCCTACATCAAAGAAGAAATAGAAAACAACGGCGATATTAGCAAAATTCCAATGACTAATACAGGGCGGGTTAGACGCTACGTTAAGGACGCTTGCTATTACAACAATAAAAGCCATCGGAAAAGTAGTATCGGAAAATATCGGCGTTATCGGGCAATCATGAATGATCTAACCCTAGATCCCGAAACCTACTACCTTTTAAAAGCTGCATTTATGGGTGGTTTTACTCATGCCAGCAACAGACATGTCGGAAAGGTTATTGAATCAGTTGATAGTATTGATTTAACTTCAAGTTACCCAACGGTAATGGTTGCTGAAAAATTCCCAATGTCACGCGCTAAAAAGTTTACTATTAAAAGTATGGAAGACTACCGACAATTAGCTGCTGATTATTGTCTGATAATGACTATCAAGCTTGAAGGCGTGACTAATAAAATTGGATATGAAAGTTATCTATCAGAATCGCGTTGCCAAACGGTAAAAGGTGCTTTAATCGACAACGGAAGAATATATAGCGCTGACGAAATAGTTACCACAATAACAGACGTTGATTTTGAAATTATTGAGCGTGTTTATAGTTGGGAAAAAATGAGTGTTGCTAACGTTATTGGATTCAGAAAGGGGCGATTGCCAAGGCCTATTGTTGAAAGCATATTGAAACTTTACGAAAAGAAAACAGCGCTAAAGGATGTTGAAGGTTACGAAACTGAATATCTGTTATCGAAAGGCATGTTAAACAGTATTTACGGAATGGCGGTAACAGACGTTCTACAGAATAACATCGAATACAGCAACAACGGTTGGCGAAAACTGCCCATTGATGTTGAGCAAACAATTAAAGATTACAACGAAAGCAAAAACCGATTCCTTTATTATCCGTGGGGCGTTTGGGTGACGGCATATGCTAGACGCAATTTGTGGACTGCAATTCTTAGCTTGAAGGAAGACTATATTTATGCTGATACCGATAGCGTTAAAATGCTTAACTATGAGATTCACAAGCCATATATTGACGCTTACAATCGAGCCATAACAAAACAATTGGTCGAAGCATGCAATGAGCTGGATTTGGATACGGCGCTGCTATCGCCAAAAAATAACAAGGGAGTAGAAAAGCCATTGGGAATTTGGGAGCATGAAGGGCATTATAGTCACTTCAAAACGCTAGGGGCAAAGCGCTATTTATACAGGGAAAATGGGAAATTCCATTTGGTTGTTGCTGGCCTATCTAAACAGAATGGTATGCGCTATATTGAAAAAATTAGTGGCGGGGATATTGACAAAGTTTTTGCCGCCTTCAATGATGAGCTGTTTATTCCAGCGGAAGAAACGGGTAAAATGACGCATACTTATATCGACACGGAAAGGGAACAGTTAATAACGGATTATAAGGGAATTGAAGCAATGGTGAACAGCAAAAGCGGAATTCATTTAGAACCTTGTGAATTTACGTTGTCAATTTCCGATCAATATGCTAAATTCTTGAAAATGCTTTCACAAGGCTTCATTTTTTCAGGAGTAAAGCACATATGAAATACTATAGTCCAGCTGCAATTGATAAGAAAAACGCTGTCTATAACATCATTATCGGGGAGCGTTCCAACGGCAAAACTTATGCCATGCTTTTGAAGGCGCTTAAAGGCTATGTGGCAGACGGTAGCCAATTTGCATATGTGCGCCGCTGGAAGGAAGACATAACCGGAAGACGCGCCCAAAGGTTGTTTAGCGGCATAAATGAGAATGGGGAAGTTGAGAAAATAACAAAGGGAAAATTTACTGGCGTTCACTATTGGGCGGGGAAATTCTACCTTTGCAATTATGACAAAGCGGGGAAGCCTATATATAGTGACAGCGATATTTTAGGCTATACGTTTGCGCTATCCGATGGCGAACACGATAAATCAACATCATATCCGAGAGTTAATTTAATTGTATTCGATGAATTCATCACTAACCGACTGTATCTTAATGACGAATTTGTTTTGTTCATGAATACAATATCAACAATTGTACGGAAGCGCGAAAACGTCAAAATTTATATGTTGGGAAACACGGTAAACAGATTTTGCCCCTACTTTGCAGAAATGGGGCTGCACCATATCCTAAAAATGGAACCTGGAACTATTGACGTTTACCGTTACGGTGACAGTCCTCTAACCGTGGCTGTTGAATATTGCAAATCTAGCAATGAAAACAGACTAGAAACGAATAAATACTTTGCATTTAATCACCCGAAACATGCAATGATTACTGGCGGAGCGTGGGAGTTAAATATTTACCCACATTTGCCGCATAAGTATAAGCCAAAGGATGTTCTATTCACTTACTTCATTGATTTTAATGATCAACTTTATCAATGTGAAATTATCGACGTTAACGGAGAAGTGTTTACTTATATTCACGTTAAGACAACGCCCATTAAGAATAAGGATGATTTGGTATACAGCCTTGATCCCAACAGCTCACCATACTATAATCGTTCTATATACCGACCAATGAACAAGATGCAGGAGAAGATACTATGGTTCTTCCAACATGAAAAAGTGTTTTATCAATCAAATGAAGTTGGAGACGCTATCAACAATTTTCTGAAACTGTGCATGAGATCGAAAATTGGAAACTAATACTATTGTTGAGCTAATTAATAGCGTGGGGTTTCCGATTGTTGCTTCTATCGCACTTTTTTGGATGAATATAAATAGCCTGAAACAACAGCGGCTATTGTTGCAGGAAGTGAAACAATCCGTTGACGCGAATACGGAAGTAATGAGAGAACTTATCCGTCAAATGGGGCGTTAGAATGTATAGAGTGAACAACAAAAAGGCTAATATTCGGGAGCTGAATAATTACATGCTGGCAAAGACGCTTGGCATGTTTAATTATTCCGGTTTACCCGAAACAATCCCGCAGCGCGAACTAGAACGTCTAT